TTAAAACAGACAATGAAGGCTTCAAGTCAGTAAAGTATATAGATTTATTAATTGCTAAAATTGCTGAGTTAGAAGCAAGGTTAGAAAAAGCAGGAATATAATGAGTGTACCTAATACAAATACTTTTGACTTATTAACCGTAATGAATGTAATAGGGCTAGGAACTGGAGAGGGCTTACAAGAATGTTTTGACGATTCTGATGATTCAGAATTTGACACTAGCTACAACCCTAATAGTTATGGTACTGATAACAATCTTTTGAACTTTAGAAACTATGATTCAGGATCATTAAATACTTTAACAGTTTCAACAGAATATTTTTACGATTACGAGTACGCAAAAATAGGTAGTTTTAGCAATGGTACTCAAACTATTAGTTACAAGTGGAAATATGTTCAAAAAATATCTGGTACTGGAACTGTTACTATTAAATATAACGGTGTAACGTATGCACCCGGAGATGAAACACCTACTATAACTGGATCTATAAATCAATTAGGAGGTAATGGTACTGCTGGTAAGTTTTTTCCTTCAAACACTTTTGATATCTCGCCAAGTGACAACAATTGGGCAGCAGAGTTTAAGTTTACTTTACTTGTGTCAACATATGATATAGTTCCAACAAGTCCAAATAATGAAACAACTTTTACCACTTATATTGGAGATCCAATTCAATAAATAAATAAATAAATAAATAAAAATGGCAATTACTTACAAATGGGACATTCCCGCAATGAACGCTCACATTCAAGCAGATGGGCAAGACAACGTGATTTACACAGTACATTACAGATACACAGGTTCTGAAGAATCCGACGGAGAAGTTTATTCATCAACCAATATCGGAACACAAAGCTACACATATGTAGAAGGTGAGCCTTTTACACCTTACGAAAATACAGAAGCTTTTGAAGCTGTTGTTATCGGGTGGTTGGAAGGATCATTAGACGTAGGACAAATGCAGGCTAGTATCGCTGCGAACATACAGTCTCAAATTACACCTGTAAATGAAGACTTGTATTTTACTTGGCAGAGTGAAGATCTACCTGCGTAAAAAAAAGGTAATTTACACTACAAATGTGTAATAATAAAAAACATACAAAGCCCCTAAGCCTTTTACAATTAAATTAAATCAAATCTAATTAAATATGTCAGACAAAATTGTCAAGAACTTAAACTTTGGCGATGACGCTAAAGTGAAGGTATTCGAAGGAATAAACAAACTAACAAAAGCTGTTAGCTCTACATTAGGGGCTAGCGGTCAGTGTGTCATACTAGAAGACGGTAACGGTAGACCTATCATCACTAAAGATGGTGTAACAGTTGCTGATTCAATAACATTACTAGACCCAGTAGAAAATATGGGTGCTACGCTTCTAAAAGAAGCTGCTAGAAAAACTGTGAAAGAAGCTGGAGACGGAACAACAACAGCTACAGTACTAGCGCACTCTATTCTAAACGAAGCTTACAATGCTTCTAAAACAGAAAATATCAGAGTTATTAAAGATGGTATTAATACTGGTGTAGAAAAAGTAATAAAGTACTTACAAAGAAAAAGTATTGAAGTTAGTGGTGATATGTTAAAAGATATTGCTACAATTAGTTGTAACAACGAGAGAGATTTAGGAGAAATCATTGGTGATGCCTTTGAAGCTGCTGGAGAAAACGGAGTTGTTATGATGGAACCTACAGACACAGAGCAAACAAGCTTTGAATTAGTCGATGGTGTTCAATATGAAAAAGGTTTAACTAACTCTCACTTTGTAACTAGTCAAGAAAAAAGAGTTGCAGAACTTGAAAAACCAGTTGTACTGTTGTTAGAATCACCAGTTGAAACTATTAGAAAAATACAGTCGGTTTTAGAGTATGTTATTCAAAACAATAAACCTTTACTTATTATAGGTGATTTAGATCCACAAGTTGTATCTACGTTAGCTATGAATAAAGTAAAAGGTAATATAAAGGTAAATGTAATCAACGCTCCTACATACGGTATTAATAAAAAAGATGTATTATCTGATTTAGCAGTATTAACAGGTGCTACAGTAATAAATGAAGATCTTGGAGACGACTTAGATGTTATAAATCCAGATTTATTAGGTACATGTTATAGAAGTGTAACAGATGATTACGAGACTATACTACAAGTAGATAACGAAACAGAAAAAGTTAAAAATCTTATAGAAGAGGTTAAAAACCAAATCAAGGAAGCTAAAGCTCCTGGTGATGTAATTAGATTAGAAAAAAGACTTTCAAGGTTATCTGCTAAAGTAGCTATAGTAAAAATAGGTGCTAATTCAGAAATTGAATTAAAAGAAAAGTCAGATAGAGTTGAAGACGCTATATGTGCAACTAAAGCCGCTATTAAAGAAGGTATAGTTTCAGGTGGTGGTATTGCTTTATTAGATGCATCTACAAAAGTTAAACCTAAAAATGTAGGTGAAGAGATACTACTAGAAGCCATTAAGGCGCCATTTAAGAAGATATTAAGTAATTCTGGTGTTGAGTTTAAGGTTTCAGGTAAAGAAGGCGTAGGGATTGATGTAGTAACAGGTAAGATGGTTAATATGATTAAGAAAGGTATTATTGATCCTTTGTTAGTTACTAAAAGCGCATTAAAAAACGCCGCGTCTGTAGCCACTACAATATTATCAACTGATTGTGTAATTAATAACTTAAGAGTTGGAGATGAAAGCGGTAGGTAGTAATATAATTATAGATAAAATAAAAGAAGCACCTGTATCCAAAACGGATGGAGGTTTGCTTCTTACAGAGTCACAGAGACAAGACGTTAGATATAAGAAAGCCAAAGTAGTAAACTGCGGTGATCTTGTTAAAGGTATAAAAGAAGATGATGTTATTTTTTATGATAAGCACGCTGGTCATAGAGTTGAAATAGATAATGATGTTTACTATGTTATTAGACTTCAAGATGTTGTAATTGTTTTATGAGAATAGAACCTAGTGATATTAAAGATTTAAACTTATTAAAGCATTATAGAATTATAAGAAAGTGGGCGTGTAGAAACAACGACTTGACAGATGCTGATTTAGAGCTTTTAATATACCTAGACTGTATTGATCTTTTTACAAAAAAAGATTTTATGGATGGTTCTTATTCTTATAGTTGGGATAATAGAAGGTGGAATAAATTACTAAAAAAAGACTGGGTACAAGTTTGGAGGCCTAGAAATAGGACAACTCAAAAATACCATATATATAAAGTTTCTTTTAAGTGTAAACAACTTATACAGAGAATGTACAGAATTATGATTGGTACTGAGGATATACCTACTAGCACCAAAAGAAATGTCATAATGAAAGGTAATACATATACTGATAAAGTTTTAATCACTTCTATAAACAACGTTAACAAAGATAAAAACAGATAACTATGAATAATCAATTAATTAATGAGCAAGTTGATCCAATGACTGGGGAACCTGTTCAATTTACTACTACACCACCACTACCAGCTAATGAATTAGGTTCAGCTAAACCATTGTTTAATGAAGGATCTCAAAACTATGCTAAATCTATATATGGTGATGTAGCGCAAAGACAAAACTCTTTAGGAAACAGTGCGCCATTGTTTAAAAAAAGCTGTGGTTATAAAAAATAAAATTATGAAAGGAAAAAACGGAATTGTAGGAGAAAATACTTTATGGGACGGACCATTAAGTCAAGACAATAGACCTCACGGTAAAGGATCTAGCTCAGGTATAAACGGTATGAAGCTTAAGCTAGCTGATTGTGGTTGTGATTCACTGAAAGGACCTATAACTCAAAGAGCTAAGGGCTTGTAACAAAAAGCTATGAGCGATTTGAAATTATACATAGTAAATACATTGACTTTAGGCGTGACAACCTTTACTAATATAGAAATGGGTTTGAAAGTTGTATTATTGTTGCTTTCAATAGGGTATACACTGAGCAAGTGGTTAAAAATAAAAAAAGAATAAAAATGGCATACACTCAAGAGAACATATCTCCTTTCTTAAAAGTTAGAAAAACTACTAAAGGAAAAGGTAGAAACTTTAGAACAACGGAAGAAGGAGCTGGAATGACCTCTGCTGGTGTAAAGAAATATAGAAAAGAAAACCCAGGTAGTAAGCTTAAAACAGCTGTAACTGGTGATGTTAAACCTGGTAGTAAAGCTGCTAAAAGAAGAAAAGCTTTTTGTGCCAGATCTAAAGGTTGGACAGGCGAAAGAGGTAAGGCCGCTAGAAAAAGATGGAAATGTTAAAAACAAAAACTATGAAAAGCAAAGCAAAAGTAGAACAAGATTACGCTAGAAACGCAATCCACGATTACAAGACTGGTAACAAGAAAGCCGGTAACTATGAAAAGAAAAAAGAATTAGAAGTTGCCGCTGGTGAAGGTTTCAAAATGAAAGGTAAATCAAAAAGCCCTTTATACGCTAAAGGTTCTTTTATGTCTAAGCACTGCGGTTCTAAGTAGTACTATATGAGCTTCAACATGAAGATGGGTAGACTATCTATGGATAATACTCCTATATACCAGGTTGATACTGAGGAAGGTGTTATGGGCCAAGCATTAAACAATGGCTCTATACTGATAGATAAATACCTAAGAGGTAAAGACAAGGAAGAAGTTATAAAGCACGAGAAAGTGCATCTAGATCAAATGAGTAGAGGTGATTTAGACTATGACGACGACAACGTTTACTGGAAAGGCAAGAAATATCCTAGATCAGTAATGAAAGAAGGTGCAAAAAATCTACCTTGGGAAAAAGAAGCATACAAAAAAACTAAAAAATGAAAAACTATACAAAGAAAACACCTTTTTACAAGACTGGAACTGTTGACCCTGCGCCAGGAGCAAAACAACCAAAAGCTAAAGTAGGTGAAATACCTGGATTACAAGAGATAAAGGAAAGGTTTAAAGGTAGATATGAAGTTTATCCTAAAAAAGGTAAAATTAACAAATATACTTTAAAAGATAAAGAGGGTAATTCAATTTCTTATTCTGCTGGCCCAAAGACTAAAAAAGAAAAAAGAACTTTTGCTGAAGCCGTAAACGAGTCAATCAAATGAAAAAAATCCTAAGCCTTTTAACAGGTGGTCTTATTAAAGATGTAGGTGGTGTTATAGACAAACTAACCACTACAGATGAAGAAAGATTAGCTGCTAAGCATAAAATACAAGAACTTTTAGAGCAAGCAGATAAAGATGCTCAAGCTCAAGTAACTGATCGCTGGAAAGCTGACATGGCTAGTGATAGCTTTTTGTCTAAAAACATACGACCATTAGTTCTAATATACTTAACCATAATATTCACTGTACTATCTTTTTTCGATGGTAATATCGGTGGATTTAAAGTTGCTACACAATACATACCTATATTTCAGTCATTATTAATAACAGTGTATGGTGCTTATTTTGTAGGAAGGACTTGGGAAAAGTCTAAACAATCAGGTAATAATAAATAGTAATAAATAAAATGTCTAAAACAATTAAATTAAATCAAATGGAAAACAAGATCACAGAAGAAGAGTTAAAAAACTTACAAGAGTCACAAGCTAAAATGAACCAAGCTTTATCGCAGGTTGGTTTAATCGAAGCGCAGAAGCATTCGTTATTGCATTCAATAGCTGACTTAAACAAAGAAGTTGAAGATACTAAGAAGACACTGGAAGAAAAGTACGGTAGTATCAACATCAATTTGGAAAATGGTAGTTACGAGGAAATTACCAAAGAAGACGAAGAGTAAAAATGTCTTCTATTATAAGAAAAATTAGTATAGGTTCTGATTACAAGAATGAAGCAATGCATTACGCAGTTGGTCAATCTGTGTATGGTGGTCACGAAATATCACACATACTACACGATGAATCTAACAATTCTTATAGTATACACATAAAAAAAGACAATGAGGTATTGCCATGGAAGAAGTTTAACTCTAACATGGCTATATCCGTTGAATATGATTTAAAATACTAATGAGAAGTGTTTTTGACTTTATAGTTAAACCTATAGAAGGACGATATAAAAATGATATAAACGTCGGAGATAAAAAGCTTATTCTTAATTCTAACATAGATAATTTTAAGTTTATAAGCAAACAAGCAGAAGTAGTTTCTGTGCCGTTATCTCTAAAGACGTTAATACAACCTGGTGACATTGTTATAATTCACCATAATGTATTTAGAAGATATTACAATCAAAAAGGAGAAGCTGTAGATAGTAGTAAACTTTTTAAAGAAAATCTTTATTTTTGCCAACCCGATCAAATATATTTATACAAAAAAAATGGTAAATGGAAACCTGTAGGTAACAGATGCTTCTTGATGCCGATAGAGAATAATGATAGTTTCTCAATGGATAAAGAACGTAAGGGTGTTGGTATACTGAAAATTAGTAATAGCTCGTTAGAAGCGCTAGAAATAGCCGAAGGAGACTTAGTTGGGTTCAAAAGCAATAGAGAGTTTGAGTTCATAGTTGACGATCAGAGACTTTACTGTATGGAATCTAATGATATTTTATTAAAGTATGAATATAAAGGAAACGAAAAAGAATATAATCCTGGCTGGGCAAAAAGCAGTTGAGGAATTAATTCAAGTAGCTAAAGAAAAAATAGTTGACTCAGACGATGATATATCTGCTGATAGATTAAAAAATGCTGCAGCTACAAAGAAGCTAGCTATTTTTGATGCTTTTGAAATACTTAGTAGAATAGAAGAAGAAGAAAAGCTTTTGGAAGAAAAACCAAAAGATGTTAAACAAGAAAAATCTTTTAGAGGTTTTGCTGAAGGTAGATCTAAATAATGTACAAGCAAACGCTAATACATACTGTTAAGGATCATATAAAACCTGCAGTACTCAAAAGAAACAATAGATACAAAAAGTGGGAAAAAGGCTATAACCCTGAGTATGATGTAGTTATAATAAGTAGCGATGGAACTATAGGTGAAATTGTAGAGATTCAAAACTTAAAAATAGCATTACCGTTAAAACCTAAGAACGTTTACAAATGTTCTCAGGATAAAAAAGATCAAGTTTGGACTAGGTTGGATTATCCAAAAGAGCTATCTAAAATAAAGAGTGTTTTTGATTGGGAGAAGTATCCAACTGATTTTAAAGAAGAGTGGTACGAATACATAGACAAAGAGTTTGAAAAAAGAGAAAAAGGTTTTTGGTTTTATAACAATGGCAGTCCAACTTACATTACTGGTACTCATTACATGTACTTGCAGTGGTCCAAGATTGATGTTGGGGCAGCAGATTATAGGGAATCAAACAGAATATTCTTCCTATTCTGGGAAGCTTGCAAAGCAGACAAGAGATGTTATGGTATGTCATATCTCAAGAA